TGGCGATGGTGGCGCCCACCACACCGAGTACCCCGGTCTTTCCCATGTCAAAACCGAAGGTGAAGGCTGCAAGTGGCACGGAGAGGAGGAGGCCGATGGCCTCAAAGGAAATGGCCTGGCGAACTCTGTCTTTGGTTGATCTCATGGCTAGTACTCTACGAAAGCCTTCAGCTCTGCGTTCACTGTCCGGACGTGTAAGTGAATGCGGGCGGTGTATAGAAGTTCCAAATGAGGAACTGTCAAAGTCGGTTCAAGTGGGGCAGAAGAAGAAAAAGTGACCAAAAAATGGGCAATTTTGTGGCGCGATCACTATTATTGTGCGTATCAGCAGTAAGGCTACCAAAAGAATGGCGGCCTCTTTGATACGCAATGCAATCGAAAAGCACCTAACGGACTCGCGTGCTTTGGAGGTGAGAATCATGGATTGGCCTACTTCACCCAAGCTCTTCCTGCTGGTTTGGCTGTCACTGTCCTCCCTATCGCTACTGGCCGATTCAGACTCCCCCCATGTCATTGGGGTTTTCGAAGGTATCGATCGGGAAATAGCTGTTGAAAATGGCGAGCTGGTAGGGCGATTTGCGCCCTATTATCAATGTGTTTTCAGCCGGGTAGAGAGCGATTTCCAATTTGTTGAAATGCCGTTGGCTCAAATGCTTTACCGCTTGGAGAAAGGTGGTATTTCCGCTGGTCTGCCGATGGTGCAGACGGCCGAGCGGGATGAATACGCCGATTTTGGCGGCCTATTGTTCCAGACGGAGTATGTCTATCTTTTGCTCCACGATTTGCCACCCCTCGATAGTCTCAGTGGCCTTAGGTTCGCTTTTGTCCGGCAGTTTGTCGGAGATAAGCTCCTGAGAGGTGCTGACCCAGTCGTAATCCCCGTTTCTGACTGGAGCCAGGCCGTCGAGATGCTCAAGCGCGGTCGTGTTGATGTCGTTGTTCTACCCTGGGTGCTCATCGATTTTTATATGAAGGGGTTCGACCAACCCTACTATGATCGGACTGCCGCCTGGGTAGACCTTTCGATGTACATTTCACATCGCGCGGAAGATGGTGGTTTGACGGAAAATCTCAGAAAGGCAATCAGAAAATGCCGGTTTATTGCGGAGCAAAACCAGGGCAGCTGGGAGATCCCCACCAGACGCGGGGATCTGGAAGATTGATCATGATCGAGTCAATTTGATGTTAACCAAATAAAAAACGGCCACTCCTCTCGTCGTTGTGATGTTCCATCGCACACATTGCGTGCTCCGGTTGGTAAGGAAAAGAGGGGCACAGTGCCGATACGACAGCTACTATGAAGAGAGCGTTTGAAGTTATGGATAAGTAATTGTCACCGTTGTTTGCTTGAATGCTTTCGATAGTGTGCGCTGTATTCGCACGATTGGAGGGGGAGACATGCAAAGGCTCGTATGGCTCAAGCTTCTGAATTTCCTTTTGCTCCTGTTTTTCTCTATATCTCTGCCTGCCGATTCAAAACGCCCCCATATTGTTGGCGTCTTTGCCGATATAGAACGTGAAATTTCCGTAGAAGATGGAAGGCTCGTGGGTCGTTTCGCACCTTATTACCGGTGTGTTTTTAGCCGAGTAGATGGGGATTTCAAATTCGTTAACATGCCGCTGGCCCAGATACTTCGACAGCTGGAAAAGGGGGGAATCTCGGTTGGATTACCGTTAATTCAAACGGTAGAAAGGGATCAGTACGCGGACTTCGGCGATCCGTTGTTCCAGTTGGAGTACGTGTATCTCATGTTCGAGGATTTGCCGCCCTTGGAGAGCATGAGTGGGCTCAGGTTTGGATTTGTCCGAAAATTTGCCGGTTTAGAGCTTTTAAAGGGCGATAGCCCTACCGTCACTCATGTCTCTGACTGGGCTCAAGCGGTCGAAATGCTCAGGCTCGGTCGTGTCGATGTCGTGGTTCTACCCTGGATTATGACGGATCTCTATCTTGAAGGTTATCAAGGACAATATTATGAACGGACAGCCGCCTGGATAGATTTGTCCATGTACATTTCCCACAAAGTGAAGGATAGCCGGCTCAAGGAAGACTTCCGGGATGCAATACGAGCCTGTCGCTTAATTGGCGAGCAGAATCATGAGGCCTGGGATATCCCCGGGAGACAGCGAGATCCGGAAGGCTGACTTGGCGTCGGTGAGTTGTCCGCCGACCTTTCAGGTATAAAAAAAGCCCGACTCTTACGAGCCGGGCTTTATAAATACTGGTAGCAAGGGGCGGAGTCGAACCGCCGACCCCAGCATTATGAGTGCTACCAGCAATTATAACTAGCTGATTTTAAAAAGGTCGTGCCGGCCGCCCTCGCCCACATTACCCTATCAATGCCCATCCATGTTTATGGTGTGGCCACAAAATGCCCACACACTGATTTATCCGGGAAGGGTAATCCACAAGTCTCTCGGCGTCACTCGGTAAGACTTAAGCCGGGGAATCGCGTTTGATCCGCCAGCAATTAGAGCCTCGGCAACCAGCTCAGAGCAGAACCATTTGTCCCTGGCATGCCAGCTTTTCCGGAAGGGCAGCGCAAAGATCGCTGTCCAGTCGTAGGGCTTGCCAACCTGGGCGTTCAGGAAAGTCAGCATCTCTCCTGGATTATCCACTGAGACGGATACCGAAGCGGTCTTTTCCCACAACCCTGGAAAAGATCCTGCGGGCACTCGTCGAACCCCGCCAGCTGTCACCGATTCGTAAACAATGCCGCCAACCTCGATGGCCACATGATTCCAGCGGCTAAAAGTAAGAAGGCGGATTATGAATCCGCCTATGTGCCGGGAATTGCAGAAATGAACCTTCATAACCTGGCGGCCCTCCTGAAGAATTCGTCCCTAAACTCCTCGGTGAATCCAAGCTCCTGGATCATTTGGTTGAGCTCTGGGCGATCAATTTCGAATACCTGCGACTCCTTAAACCAAGCCTTCATTATTTTCCGGTGGAGTTCGTCGGCAATAGCATTGAGCGATTCCTTTACGGTTTCATCTATGCCTTCAAGTATTAGTTGCTGGATGAATTGCCTTCGCGTCACAACTCTTGGCGGACGAGGAGGAGGCGGTGTGAATTGAAGAGCTCCCTCATCATCCGAATGCATTGATTTTACGAGTTCCCACTGGTTTTCATCTGAAAATCTGTAGGCGACCGGGATTCGACCTCCAGCATATAATCGTACCGGTCTTGTCGGTTGTGGTTCGATTTTATGCTCCGCCAGTTCCGAAACAGTATTGGGAAAATTTACATGCCACCCGTCGACGTAGGTAGCTTCCGTGAGTTGGTTGCCCTCTTGATCAAATGTGGCGGGCTGGTCAACAATGCGACCGACTACGTCAGGGTGCTGCATCATTATGCCTCCGGTGCGGTTAGAGCGATCAGTTCGGATGCGGTCAGGGCGCGGGGGATAAAAATCAGCCTTCGGTAAGCCTTATTGCTTTGGGTGTAACCAAAGAAGTCTAAGACTGCATTAACTAGTAAATTCCCGTTGTGGGCTCCTTCCGCAGTTGCGCCCTCCAAAGAAAAAATTCTGCTGTCCAGTTTTAACGAAACTGCCATCCTCAAACTTGAACTTATAGTTTTTCCGCCAGGGATAGGTAGTGAGAGCACGGTATCTCCGTCAAAGTTAAATACAGCCGAAGCACTTCCGGGGGAGTAAAAGTACCTTCGGATAGAACCGTTATCTAAAAAAGACAGGGTTTGTTCATCATCTGAGAGGGCTGAAGCTTCTAAGAATATGGTCCCCTCTGATCTATTCCATTCCGCGCCCAAAGTCCGGCTACAGCTATCCGCTGCCCGCGTCATTTGTGACCCTTCGGTTTTGATGTAGCTGGAGGGGAAGGGGCCTTGCTCTAGCTGTGCACCCCACACATGCCAAGTTTCGCCAACGACCCCAGAGCCCCCGGCACTTCCGATATAGGTTTGAATTGAGTCCCCGGACGATATACCGGTGCTGGTCGAGAACGCTATAAAGAACCAACCATCGGTGACGGGTTCGATTTTCCACCCGGCACCGGATATTGTGCCGGCGTCATAATCCACGAGCCCTACCGCGAAATTTTGGCCCTTTGTCGCGTTTCGAATGAGGAAAGGCCTAGTTGCGGCCGTCCCTTTTTTGGTAAAGCAAGAGAACGACAGAGTTGTCGCGTTAAATGTCACTGTCCTTGAAATTAAAACGCCGGTCGTGCCGGTAACTTCGAGTCTCGCAGCGGTCTGAGTACCGTCGGGAGCGACAATGTCGTTAGCTGTAGCGACAACATTCGATTTACCCCAGTATGGTTGTTCTATCTGCTCCGAGTATTGAAATAAGTTTGTCCTCTGCTCCTCGATCAACAAACCCTCACGGTTTCCAAAGAGCCTATGCTCGTCGGTCTGCACGTTGCTGACTCCACCAGTCGCGTTGCGGGCACTGGCCGCACTACCTCGGGCAAAGTCGAGAATGTCATTGAACGTGCGCTGCGTGATCGAGCCAACCGGCCCTTCGTAAACCTCATAGCGGCTGTTGACGAAATCCAGGTTTAGGGTTGCTTCAGCAAGCAAAGACTCGCGCAAGCGATGTTTCTGGTACTCGGTTTCCAGCAAGTATTGGCTGTGAGGATTTGGGTCTTCGACATGGGCGGGGATGATCCCTGAGATAGCCTGGCCGATCTTTCGCATAGCCCTGGTAAAAATGGTCGCGGTCTCGATATCACCATGGTTTAGTTCCGGAGCGCCAGTAACTTCCTCGAAGTCTCGCCAGATCGCGTATGCAAGGCCGGATCCGCTTGCACCGGCATAGGCGGCCGATAGCGTAATCTGCCCATCAGAATCAACGGATCCGACCGTGTATGGCACCTGGGTGCCAGCAACTGTGAAGCCATCCCCTGCCTGGATATTCGAAAGCCAGGAGGTACCGGTACCGGTGACTACCTGGCTGCCGTTGGTAACCGAGACGGTGCCGGTTTTGTATTGACTCATTCGATTCTCCTGTCAGCCGCAAAGGTAGATGCAGGCAACTGATTTGATGGGGGCTTCTTCATATTCCCAAGCCACTGGCTCGACGATCTTTGCGACAGCAACCCGGGCATCATTGCCGAGATACTTTTTTCCCTTCCCAGGAACAGAGGATGAGCAGATCAGGTCGCCCACTTCGAAGTTTCCGCCCTCGTCGCAGACGTTAATCATCCCTTCTCCAAGCGAGTTCACGATGACGCCGTTGTGGTCTGTGGATAGGGTTGAAGCCTCGCTCTCACTCAACGCCGTTGGACGGTTGCTGATGAGATTGAAGCCTTTGACGAAAACGCCATAGGAGCCCTTCTGGTACTCCTGGTTGGTGGGCTCCAAAACACAGATCGTTGACGAAATGCCTTTTTTGAATACGGTGCCCGTTGAAGCCATGATGTCGCCGGGTACCGCGTTGGCGGTCTTCGCCATAATGCCGTCGTGTGAACCGGTGAAAGGGCCGTAGTTAGAGCCGGTGCCTACGGCATAGAAGTCATAGTTTTGCCCGTTTCCTCTGACGCCATGATCGGTACCACGCCCGAAGCATCCGACACCCCCATCTCCGAAGAGGCCATAAGTTCGGAAATTTGGGTCGATTGGCTGGCCGCAACCGGAAAAATTCCCATCACCTCTTACGCCGATATTGGAGCTGCCAAGCTGGGCCCATGAACCGCAGTCTCCCTCGAGTCTGAAAATTCCGTTCATGTAGGCGTCAACATCGAGCAGCAAGCGAGAGTCAGCAGTTATAGTGGCGTCGCACCCGTAGATTTGACCATCCCAGTTGGCGGTGCCGCCCCGCAGTATCTCGAACAGGGTTGCTGTGCCAGTATCGTCCTCACCAGTGAACCAGCGATTTCCAACGGTTTGTCGCGAAAGAAACGTTGCCTTTTGAGCGAGCGCTCGTGGCTCTGTGGATACTTCGGCTGTGCCGATGTCCCAATCGAAGAAGCTGTCGGCAGGAACGGCCAGGCCTGAGTTGTTAAACCTGAACGTGCCAGAGGAGTTGATAGTCCAGCCTGCTGAACCGCCAGAGGCCGACACGTAGTCCGCGCCCGCTGTGTATCCGATGCTATTGGCGGTGATGTAGTGGCCCGTAAAATCTCCGCCTACATCGATGGTTCCAGAGCGAATGCCGCCGTTAACCAGCAGCCCATCGGTAGCGTTGTAGGTGAGAGTTTCGTCGCCGGCGCCCAGCGTCAGCTGCCCGCTGGCGTCCAGGGCCAGGTTCTGAGCGTTGATTACCAAATCGGTACCATCGAACTCGACATAGTATCCACTCGGATCCCCGAAGATCCCGGCAGCGGCATCCAGAGTCCCGGCAAAATACGGATTGCCCAGTTCGTCTACTCCGAAGGTGACATCTCCCGCGGAGTTCACGGCCCACATCAAAAGCGATGTCTGCGCACCTCCAACAGGCAGGGTTGTAGGCCCGATGCCCACCTGAACCGATGGGTTGTTGATATCGTCGACGGCACGAAGAATGCTCTCGGTAGTGATCGGCCCGGTGGCATTGATCACGCCGGCCAGCAGCTTGGCCACGGCCACTTCCTTTATCTTCGCGTCCGTAACCGCAAGGTTCTGGATAGCCGCGGTACCAACCGCCAAGGCCGCGATCTTTTCGGCAGTGACTGCCTCGCTGGCCAGCTTCTCTGCGATTACAGCAAGGGCAGCCAGCTTGTTCGATCCCAGCTGGCCGCCTACCTGGTCGTCTTCTAGGTTGATCGATCCGGGCTCCATGTTGTTATTCACGAAGTCCCGATCGACCGGATCCACTTCATAGGCCCAGCCGCTCAGGCCAGCGAGATCCTGACCGGTTCGCGTGGTGACCATGATCTCCGCAGTTGGAGTGGTGCCCTCGATGCCGAAATCGTCGAACGGCCGGAGCCGGACGTAATAGTTCTTCCCTTGCTGGAGTCCGCCAGCCACATAGCTGTTGTCTGCGATCGTAGCCACGGGCTCAACGGTATACGGATCGAAGCCTGAGGTTTCTGAGATCCACACCTGGACGCCGGCGAAGTCGAGGTCATCCGGCTTTTTGTAGACGATCTCGATGACATTGAAGCCGGCAGTGATGGCCAGGCCGGTGATGTTGGTCGGGGCAGGGTTGCTGACACTGAGTTTTGCCGGCCGATCACTGATCTGGTTTAGGCGACCACGGCAGTAGACTCGAACCTCGAACGAACGCCAGGCGCCTGCGGTGCCGTTTTCCCGGGCATAGTCCTCAGCGTTCTTCTCATAGGAGTACACAAAGGCTGGATCTTTGACCCAGGCGGTCCGGACAATCTTGTTCTGTGTCCAGATCTCCACCTGGTAATCCCGGAAGTACAGATCAAGCTCACCGGCGCTGGCACCTAACTGGCCTTCCGATCCGATCTCAAACCACTCGCTGACAGTCGTAGCCCGCCATACGAACTTCGCGTCGCGCCCGGTGAATTCAGTGTCGTTGCCTTGCTCCTCGAGCTCCAGGCCTCGCACCGGCGGGATAACAATCTTCTCGTCGACGTCTGGATCCTCGGGCTCGGCCCCGATGATTTTCGTCGTCGTGAAAGTTGCGGATACGTAGTCCTGCGACACGACACCACTGGTGGAAACCGATCGGGCCCGCACCTCATAGGTAGCACCATCCGAAGCAACCGTGATCAGTACTTCTGGCGAAGCAGGGCCTGCGCTGGACCAGCCGAGCGTTCCAAGCAGTCGATACTCAACCAGGGCATAGCTATAGGCGCTGTCTGCGGGGGCGGATACGGAGACTTCCAGAGTGGATAAGTTGGCATTCGGTGTCTTCGGAGTATTCAGCGCCTCGGTAACAATGATGGCGCTTGGCTTCTCGCTGAATTCTGGAAGATCTGGAGCCGGGGCAATTTCTCCATTCAGAAATTGGATCCGCGTGAAGGACTCGAGCTGGTTTGGATTACCTCTAGGCTGGTCATTGTGGGCGGCGTTTACGGAAACGCTCGCGACCTCACGGACGCCTTGAGAGACCTGAGTTTGGAAAGAGTCTTCGGCAGAAAGGGTGAGCTCGGCCTGATTCGATGATGAATCTCCGTAATAGAAGGAAGCGTTCCCAGATGTGAGCGTTGGTGGGTTGCTGGTGCCGCCGACAATAGCAAAGTACATCGCCCCGGGGGATCCGCCGCCGCCGCGGCCGCCGTAAAGCGTTTTGCCCTCGAGGCCCGTAGTCACTCCATCTATAGGAAGAACCTCACCCCCATTTGCGGGCTGCCCTTCCTGTCCTGATAGGTCAATTTCTCCAGCAGCGCCAAGCTCTGAACCGCTGCAGACCACGAACAAACCGGCTCCGCTTTTACCTCCAGCCCCGCCAGCGGCGGTAAATCTCGCGTACGAGAACGAGTTTGGCTGGAACATCCCCGCGAAGAGACCTGTCGCGCGCTGACCGTCGATGCCAGGTCTACGGGGATATTCTGACACCACAGATCGGGTGACGACTGAACCACCGCCGGCACCAGGTTGGCCGATCAGATTCACCGGCAAGCCTGCCAGAGTGTCGCCCTCAATCGTCAGACTGAGCTCATCGGCATTGGTGCGCAGGCCCTGGTTTCTGTCGTCGTCGATGAACTCCTCAATCAGAGTTTCGGTGAAATATGTGTCAAAGCTTTGGCGTATCTGATTGAAGCCGCCGCCGCCAGCAGGCTTGCCGATGTATCCTTTCTTCGGTGGGTAGATTTTGGCGAGGCTTTGCTCAAAGTTTTCGACGCCGGCGCCGGGAACGATATCCATTCCGAGACCGCCATCCCAGCCCTGGCCACGGCCATCGATCTTGCCGTTGATCTGGAAGAATCCCTTCACCCGGATCTGGGTGTTCTTGCTAATCTTGACTGTCACGCCAGCGTTGATAGTCAGATCTTCCAGGCAGTAGTAGATCGCAGACACATCCCGCAGGTTGTCGGCGCCGGTCAGATCAATATCGTCGTCGATTGTGGTGATGCCGTTGGAAGACGAGACCGCACCCGGGAAGTTTGTGTTGTTAATCTCGGTGGCCCCGGGGACCGCGTAGACAGAATCGGGCAGGGTGGCGCCTTCTTGTTCCGGAGCTAGGGGCTGAGCCTTTTGGGAGCTGCCAAACAGGACCACGGAAACCACACCGGTTTTCCAGTTCACCTTCACCTGCTGAACTTCGAAGGCGCGATCGATGCCAGTGACAGTGCCTGAGTAATCCTCTACTTCATCCAGCTTCAGGCGAACAATATCCCCGACCTCCAGGTCGTTCTGGTCGGGCATCAAGTCCAGGGAAATTCGCAGAGGAGGGCCAGCGTAGCGATCGCGCAGAGCATCGAAGCGATTCCGGAGGGTGTTATAGGAGTGACGGGAGCCGTGTAGTGCCCGGAACTCCAGTTGCTTCAGATCCGCCTCGCCGTGGGTATCGATCGAGTTCTGGTCGATTAGCAGGTTGGTCCGGGTGTACTCCTCTCGCTGATCCACCCAGTTCCAGGAGATCACGATCCGGTTGATGATCGCGTTCATGTCGTGCTCGAGCGAGCCGTACTTCATGACATTTCGACGATCGAGCGTCCGGGTGGAGGCGGCGTCCGACAGTACGCCGGTCATTCTCCTAAGGCCTATTTCACCATTGGCATAAATAGGGGCGTAGCAGCCCATCAGCAGGAACAGCTGCTCTTCAACAAACTGCTTGCCGTCTTCATCGGTAACTCCCGCGATCCGTGCGGCCAGGCCTAAATCTGCATTGGTTGTATCCCAGAGGTCCTCGCCGATATTGGTGTAATCGGACGTCCGGATGTACTGGGGCGCGATACCGAGGTGCCAGTGATCCGGCAGAGTCTCGCCGACCTCGCCATAGATTGAGCCGGTGAGAATGGCGTAGGCCAGCATGGGCGCCGGCATTTCCAGATAGACGTATTCCTCAACCTTGGGAGCGTTGTCCGCGCCTTCATCATCCGATTTCTCCGCGCGAATCGGCCGGGTACCCAGAACGCCTCGAGTACAGCCAGTGAAGGTGGTGGATGTCTTGCCGGTGTAGCGGATGATTTCCTTCTGGCCATCCTCTTCCAGGATGATGTAACCGACCTTTTGCCCGGGGGCGTCTGTTTTTCCGGAAGGCGAATCTGGCTGCTTTACCTGGTTGAAACCATCGGTGTTGTATACCTGGACCTCGGTGTCGTCTGGCTCCAGTGTTGCCGCCAGCGAGGTCTGCTTTACCTCGAAGATCTGCTCTCGCATTTCCCGCTGGATATCCGAGCAACGCCAGGTGTATTCCATGTCCTTGTAGCTGGCGCCGCGAATGATCTGGGTTTGAACCAGCGTGTAAGTGGACCAGTCTAGGCCCCGGAAACCAGCATAGAAGCGCGCACGCTTGCCACGAAGACCCAGTCCGGCATTAAGCTTCGCCCGCTGCTTCGCTGTCAGATCGTCATCGAGGGCGGAGAAGGAGAGGGAGCCGATCTCGGAGAGAGCCTTGTCCGGGTTAATCTTCTGGGTGGTACCGGAAATGGCGGTCAGCACGCCTTCGAAGATTTCACCACTGAGCCCAGCGATCGTGTGGCTTGTGAGGTACACCAGATCCGTGGCGGCTTCGTCGAAAGCAATCTCCACAACAAACGCCGGCTCTTGAGCCGATGCCTTGTTGTACTGCGAAAACTCAGGTGTATCGATTCTCATGCTTCAACTGCCTGCCAGGTGTATCGCCAGAATCCGGTTTGGTCGACAAGGGTCTCGTTGTAATCGCCCTGGATGATGAATGCCTGAGGAAGGTCTGGGCTGGACGGGGTCCCATAGAGGTCCAGCGTCCAAACCTCTCCAGCCGCTACCGAATCGAGGAATTCCACGATCTGCGCTCTCAACGATTCATCGCGAAATGGAGGGGTTTGCAAGCTACGGCGATCCTCTCGGTGCATCAGTCGAGTCATCCTGCGGCCAGATAGACTCTTCGCTTCTTCAAAAAAGCGCCGCGGACTTCTGTTGGCAGATGCTCGAGACAGAGGCAATTCGAAAACCACCTGCTCACCTTCTATGTGCCCCGCAATGAGCGAGCGCCTGGCTATAAACGTGATCGTTGCCATGATTGCCTGTTAGCCGGTAGAGAGCGCCCGTCCGTTTCGGGACGTTGGCTCTATGAGTACAAAGTCGGTTGAGTCGAGGTGATCCTTGATGGATCGAGCTATCTGATCGGGATCGAGGCCATTAACGTCTCCGTTGAAGACGATCTGAACACCACGTCGGTTGTCATCGAGGTTTTCCGAGTATGTCGGATCGACCGGGTCTGAAACTGGAGGGTTGGTTCCGCTGGATGAGTAGCCGCCGGTACCGACGCTGCCTCCGCCACTTACCGCCTGGTAAGCTTGAGCGAGACCAGTTGCTGCAATCAGACCAGCTTTTACGGCGCCCATTGACTGCACACTTACAGCTGCAGCTTCGGCTCTCGCGATGGAGGTTGGGTCACCAGGAATCAGCTGGCTTGCGAATGCCAGCATGGATGCCGTCTGCGTGTGGGCGAACGTCTGCGCGATCGCGAGACCCTTCGTTATTGCAATGGACGCGAGTGCCGCCGCCTTGCTCTCTCCGGCAAAGGTGTTCAGGAATCCGGCCGCCGCCTGCCACGTAGAGTGGTGCATGCTGGTAATGGCCGATTGAGCTTGTTCTTCCAGCTGGGCCCGCTTCTTGGATTCTTGCTCGGCAAGGCGGGTTTGCTCTTCCTGGTAGTCCCGGTACAACTCAATGTGGGAATCGTATTGCTCGCGCTTTGAATCGAATTCGATCTCTTCCCTGATCCTCTGCTGGGCCGCCAGCTTCTCGAGCTCTGTCTTTTCGGCCAGCTCGATCTCACCTCTGGCATAGGCCTGCTGGATTTCCTTGAGTCTTTCCTGGTACTCAACCTGGATAGCAAATCTTTCGTCCAACGAAGCTTTCAGCTTCTCGTATCCCATCCCCTCACTGGAACCAGTGCCCGATCCCCCTACAGCACCGGTCGCGGTGTCCGGCACTTCTGGCATTCCGACAAGGTCAACAACCGGCGCATTCTTGGTGTTCTGCTGCATGCGCTTACGGAAATCGACGATCTTGTTTTCCGTATCGGCAATCATCTGCCAGATTTCGTCTTTGTCGTAATAGGCGACAATGCCATCCTTGCCAAAGAACCGGACCCGATTGGTAGGGTTGTCCAGCATCGAATAGAGCGTTTCCAGCTCTTCTTCGAGCCGCACGATATCGTCAGCAGCGGCACCGTTCGTCATGGCCGCCAGCTCTTCAGCCAAGAACCTGGTGATCTTGATCGCTCCGTCGACCGCCTGAGCGGCCTTGTTCATCGCGATCACAACTGCCGATCCCAGGGCCTGAGCGGACTGCAGAGTTTGTTCGTCGCTCATGAATTCGACGAGATCCTCAACAGCTGGCAAAGCTCCCATGACCAGCTCATTCTTCATGCCGGTGGCAGCGCCGGTAAGTTCGTCCATGCCACGACGGATATTTTCAAGCTGCTGAAATTCGAGGTCGCTGAATACGTTGCCGGTCCTTTCCGCCTCGTCGCCGAGATTCCGCAGCTCTCTTCCGTTGTCTTTCAGAAGGGGAAGCAGCGCGGTGGCGTCGGACGCGATCGCTTCCATGTAGAACGTCATGTCGTTCTGGCTGACACCGGCCTCTTCCAGGCTTTTCACATAAAGCTGAAGCGCCTCGGGCCCAGAGAGGCGGGCAAATTGATCAGCGGTGACACCAACCTTCGGGGCAATCTTCTCGAAGAAATCGGCCATCGGGCCGCCGCCGGTCTGGATGAAATCCCCAATGCGATCGTTCGTGTCCTTGAGGATGTCAGCCATTTTCCCTTGCTCGATGCCATACCGCTTCGAGGCATAGGTGAGCTTCTGGAATTGCTGAGGGGTCGTGTTTGCGAGGGCTGACAGATTTTTGATTTCTCGAGCGCCGTCAGCAGTCGATGCGACGATCGCTGTCATTCCTGCAATTGCAGTCGCGCTGGCCGCAGTTAAAGCCTTTCCTATTTGGTTTGAGTACTGCTCGATCTGCTTGGCGGTTTTCTGTGACTTCCTCGAGGCCTTGTCCATGCCGGCTTCGAATCCGCCGACCTTGGCTATTAGGTCGAGCGTCAATGTGCCAAGCGACTTTCTGGACATGCTTTTCTCCAGGCAATAAAAAACCCGCCGGCTTGGGCGGGTTCCTAGCGTAATTTATATCGGACTATCCTTCGGCCAGTTGCTCTTTGCAGTAGTCAGCGGCCTCTACGAGCTCGGTATCAGAAAAGAACTCGTAGGCTGGGTATATCCCATCGTCTGGTTTCACGGTGAGCAGATTTTGATCGAGCGTTACGTCTGCAGCACCGAAGAACACGGTGTAAACCTTACCCTCGGCATATTTGATTCCGGTTACTGAACTGCCATGGGCATAGGCGCTGCAAAGTTTACCTCTGCCAGATTCATCGAGCTTTATCGTTGAGATATAGGGCCCCATGGCACCGGTCCAGTACCCGCGAATCTCTGCAGGCGGTGACTCCGGCTCCACTTCCAGATACAGACTGGCATCGGGAAGCTTGGGCGAGGTTATGCAGCCGGCGAGAAAAACCGACAATGCGATTGGGAACAGCTTTTTCATTAAGGGCCTCCGTACTTTCACACGGAGTTTAGCAAGCTATTTCCATTTCTCCATTGCCTCTTCCATCGAAATGGCCGGCTCCTCGTGATAGGGGGCAAAGTGATAAAAGCTGACCGGCTGGCTGTCTTTCTTACGATTCGTGTTGTGGAGGATTGTCGCAAGAAGGGCGGTACCGCGCTCAACTCTCATGCCAGTGTTGAAGCTGCCCCGTTTTCGGCGGTAGGCCATCCAGTCCAGGAACTCTGAGTAACTCATCACTTCTTGGGCCTGGGCGATCGTCTGACCGCCAACACCATTGAGAACGAGTTCGTGCCAGACTTCCTGCTCTTCGGTCAGCTCTTCGCTTTTCCCAGCTCGTTTACCTCTCCGATCGCAGATAGCAAAGCCATCGTCAGGTTGCCATCGAGTGGGCCGCGATCAGGATCCGCGTCACCGGTGATGTCTTCAGGCGTGAAGATCGGCTTTCCCTTTTCATCGCAAATGCTGGCAGCGATTCGGCCCGCGACTGCGTCGGAGTTATTCTTCATCGCCTGGATGTCAGAAACGGCCGTCCGATAGGACAGACGCCGAACGTAAACGGTGGCAGTGAGCTCCTTCTTACCCTGTTTCCAGGTGATCTCCTTTTCAACCGGGGCGCCGGTAAAGGCGCCCATTTCCTTTAGACTATCAAGGGTCAGATTCATGTGGTTGCCTTCTTAATCCACTGTGAGCCTCCAGAACGCTGGATGCTGACTTCCGTGGTCACCACAGTGTTCTGACTGAAATCGAATGGGAAGTCGGAAACATAGCCGCGAAACTTGAACCAGGTACGGGTGTCCGGGCAAACGAGGTCGACTTTATCCAAAACTGCGGTTGCGGTTGCGCCGCTGCCAGAACCGGTGAGTGTGACGGTTGGTGCAGAGCGATAGCCGGAACCTGGGTTAGTAATCGTGATCCCAGTTACAGCGTCGCCATCAGTCTCAACGGTGCCCTCGGCCGTCACGCCGTTCGGGTCTTCAGGATCCGAGAAGGTCACTGTCGGGGAGCTGTAGCCAGACCCGCCAGCATCGACGCTGACTGATTTAACTGCACTGCCGTAACCAGGCGTGCCTTCACCATCGGACCAGCCCACCGCCCACGGAATCTTGGGGCTCGGGTTCATCCGGGACAGGTTGTAAAGGCTGATGTGGGCAGCAACCTTCGGGTCAGCGTTCAGCCCCAGGGTGGCCTGGCCGGGAGTTCTGAGGCCAGACTGATAGGAGCGCTCAAAATCCTCGAGGGCGGTATCCTCAATTTGATCAGCCGGGTCCCCGCCCGGCGTGAAGTTGGTGGCGCGCTCTGCCCGGGTGACCACCGGCGTGCTGCCAGAGGTATCCAGGAAGAATATGTGGGTGCCTTGTGCCAATACGGACATGGTTGAATCCTCTTGCGGGTTTTCAGGGCAATAAAAAACCCGCTCAGTGGCGGGTTGTTCGTGGGTTTCGGTTATCGGTGGACGAACCAGCTCACATCAAAGCCGTATCGTTTGTGGCCGGTTTCCGGGTCTGTGCTTTCTCCGTTCCAGCCGACAATGTGTGCGTGGGGCTCAATCGCGTTGCGAAGGGCTTCGGCTACGTCCCGGGCCGCGCTGCCTCGGGCGGCATAAACATCCACCTGAATGGTGTACTGATCAATGTCGGGAGCCTGGCCCAGATAGTTGTCCGGAAGCCCTGTGATCGTTTGCCACACGGCATACGGCAGGGTAACGCCCTGAGGTGCTTCACCGAACGGGAAAAGGCGCGTTGGAGCGGCGCCAAGCAAAGCGGTGACATTCGTATCTGCAGCGCAGACCTGGAAGATGGGCGGATTCATGTCTTATCGCTCGGGCGCAACTGGTTAATGCGTTCAACCGCTTCTTCGTGAGAACACTCTTCGGGATAGATCCCGCCGATGTATACGTGGCCGGCTACCTGCTCAAGGTTCTCAATCTCTCGAACATTCACTACCAGGTGCGCGGTGACAACGTCATTCGGTTCAATGTCGATGATGCAGCGCGTAACGCCTTTAATCTCGGTGCCGTCCTCAGTGAGGATCCGGGTTCCTTGTCCCGCCTTAGGGGCTTTGCCGTCAGGAAGAATGACTTTGATGCTCATTTCGCTGCCTTCTTTTTCGCTTGCCGGAGAACCCGGTCGATCTTCTTGCTGTACTGCCTGACAAACTCGTCAGCCGCCGCTTGCCCAGCCTGATTTGGGACGGGCCGGAAGATCGGTTGCGCGCCCATGTGCTCGGTACCGAATTCAAGTAAGCGCCAATACCAGGTGTCGCCTCCCGGATTTCCTTTGTCGCCATCGGTTTGGTAGGACTGGCCAGCCCTGCCTTTACGCACGTTCTCTCTGGTGTTTGCATACTGCCGAGCACCACCAAGAACGCCGACACGGAACTTCATGTTGCCGGTCTTCCTGAAGGTGCGGCCGGACCATCGCTCGACAATGTTGTCAGCGATGCTCTCTGGGGTCTGGGGGTCGTCGACTCGTTCTGCGTTGGCTCGGGCCTGGTCCCTTAGTACTTGAGCCGCACGCCTGAGTGCGAACCGACCGCCCTTGCGCTTCATGTCGAACTCGAGGCCGTCCAGCTTGCCGAGCAGTTCCGGCAGGCCGTTGAACTCATAGTTCACGCCATCAGCTGCCATCGTTAACGCCTTCGCTGTAGGGCAGGGTCAAGTGCTCACGGCCGCTTCGATCATCTGGCAGTACGCCTTCGATGTTGAAGATCTGGCCGTTGTGCACAATCCGCATGGTCGCGTCGATACCAGGGCGGTACCGGATTTGGAATTCACCGGTGACCTCAGATTGGCCAGCCTGGGACTGTTTGAACTCCCGGGCGCTGGAAGGCCGCTTGGCAGCCCATACAGTAGCCACGACCTCCCAGCCCGGACCCATCTCGCCGGTTTCGGTATCCTGGACCTGGCCAGGCTTTTCGATAGTTATCCTGTGCCGAAGCTGGCCAGCTCTCATTTCACTCTACCCGGTCGTATCTCTTCAGGCGGTCGTACTCGCCCTGCGTCATCCACATTTTTTCTTTGGCCTCTTTGCAGATGCCGCCTCGGCAATGTCGGGTTTTCAGCGTGGCCTCAACCATCCGCGCCTTCGTCTTGGCGGCCGGCTTTACTTCCTGTTCTTCGGACCCTGCAGTCTCGGATTGTGGCTCTGCTGCCGGTTGGGTCTCGGGCTCACTCTGCTCACCGTCGGCCGCTTCTGGCTGGGTTTCAGGCTCAGAGGTTTCGACCTGTTCAGGATCGACTGGCTGTTGTGCAGCGTCCTGGTCCTGCTTTGTCTTGCTGGGTTTGCGTGCCATGAGCTATTCCTCGCTACGCGAAATGAAAGTGGCGGTATGGAGCGATTAAGGCCTCCACCGCCATTGGCAATTCAGAGGTAATGGTTCCTACAACAACGCTTTCCCGGTTGACGTACCAGTGGCCGATCAGCAGAAGCATCGCGGTTGTGATGTCGTCATCCAGAACCAGAGCGTCTTCATCCGTGACGATCTTGTCTCCGGTGTCCGGATCGGTTTCAGTCGGGATCTCTTCCGCCGTCGCGTAAAGCGTCCGGCCGGTGTGGTTTTCGACCAGGCGCTGCGCTGCGGTTGAGTAGGTGTCCAGAAGCGCGTCGTCTTCAACAAAGTCCGGCTCGAGCCGGACGTGTTGCTTGATAATGTCCAGCTCGAGCATATCGGCTCCGTCAGTTCAGGGGCCTCTCAAGGCGGCCCGGTGGATTAGCTTGCGGCACCCTGCAGTGCCTTGATCGCGGCGGTGTCCTGCAGCACACAATCAAAGCGATGGAAGGCGAGGAAACCGGTCTGGTCGAACTCGGCGTAACGCTCAACCAGGCGCTTCAGAACCATGTACCGGACGCGGCGGATGATGAATTGGTTGAAGTCACCGCCGTACATGAACTTGGCGTCCACGCCGATATCAGCGATGCCCTGGTCAACGAAGTAGGGCACATTCAGCACGGTGGCTGGAGCGGCGCCGGAGACTGCTGGCAGCCACAGAGGGCGGCCCTGCAGGTCTTCCATCTCAGTCAGCATCTTCAGGGTGTTGTCGTTGAAGCCGAGGCGGAAATTCGCAGCGCGGCGGTAAGCCGGGTCAATGCTGTGAATTAGCCCGTTCACTTCCTGCCAGGTGAACTCGCTGGAGCTCGCTGCAGTTTTCCCGCCGGTGACGGCAGCCTGCAGGCCAGTCGGCTGGGTAGGAGTTCCAGCGCCGGTGCCTTGAACCAGGTACTTGGCCTCGCCACGGCCCAGGCGCTGGCCGATACGATTGGCGAGGAACTGCTCGATGTTGATGCCGGAATCGTTCAGCAGTTCGTTGGATACGCGAATAACCTTGGAGGTGAGCTTCTTTGCTCCAAGGGTCTTCATGCCGAACTCGACATCTTCCTCGCCCGCTTCCTGGTTCTCGCCCAGAAGCGCACCTTCCTCAGCGGTGCCATCACTGGTGGGCCACTCGATCGGGTTTCCGCCGTCGGTGGTCATTACCTGGGCCACACTGGCGAGACCGCCGTAGTCCTTCATGGCTTCATAGACCATGTTCAGCATTTCGGTAGTGACGGTGTAGCCACCTTTCTCACCCGGGCTGGTGGCCTGAGCACGCATTTCCCGCAGGATTTGGCGCTGCTCGGGGGACATTTCAGACATGCCCTGGCGCAGAAAAGCTTCGAAGGTCTTGGCTCGGAGCTCATCCTTGCTATCTCCGCCGCGCTCTTCGTTGTCAAGGTTGTCGCGGTGCTCTTCTTCGTTCTCCTCAACGAAGCGCTGATCAGCATCGCGAAGGGCTTCCTCGCGCTTGATCTGCTCGTCCAGGCCGTCGAGCTTCTGCTTCCATTCGCTCCACTGACTCCGCTGCTCGTCAGTCCAGGTGTTGTCGCCGATCTTGTCATGCAGGTTGCGCATGTTCCGGGCGAGCTCGTTGTACGCTTGCTTCAATTCATGGAGTTTCATAGTGCTGTGCCCTCCGGGGCGATGTTTTGGTTTCAGGCGTGGATGAGTTCAAGGAAGCGCTCGCGGGCGCGGCGCTGATTGATGGCACGCTGGGCGAGACCCTTGATCTCTTCGCAGCGAGCCTCGAGGGAGCGCTTTGCAGCGCCCGCATCCGGGTAAGCCGGGTAGGTCACCGGCGAAACGTCGAGCAATCGGCTGAACCGATGGATGGTCCGAACGATCAGTCCGTCTTCGTCTTCCATCCACTCGTCACCGTCAGGCGCAACCCGAAACGCAAAGCTCGATCCGGTGATGTCACCCCGGGTCAGCGGAGCCAACACCAGGTCCCGGACGGACTGGGTATCCGGCGGGTTGATGTCGTAACGCAGGCCCTCGGCGTCAACGGAAAGCTCCAGCGTCCCGCTGCGAGTTCGCCCCAGAACAAAGTTGGGGTCGTGGTTGAACAGGGCGCGAACATCGTCGCCGAGCACGTCATCGAAGGCGCCCGGGGCGATCTCCTCTTTGAACATGCCCAGGATCATTTCGCTGCGCTTATTGAAGACCGCACCATGCCCGACGATGCGGGCCGGCTGTCCTTCCTCGGTTTCTTCGGCACGCACCTCACACAGAAGGGCGCGCTTCTCGACTTCGCTCATGAGGTGGGTTCCTCGTCATCGTTGGGGGTGTCGGATTGATTCAGGGCACTCAGTGGCTGGGCGTTCACGCTGACCAGCATCTGGTCCAGACCATCCCGGGGGTTCATGTCCTCGAGCACTCGGGCTTCGTTGCGGTCCATCCAGCCGTCATTGATCGCGGCGTGGTAGAACTCGGCTCGCTCTTTCGCGGTACCGCGAAGCAGGCCGGCGAGATTGAACTTGCAGTAGTAGCCGGCGGCACGTTCGGCGCGGGTGAATACCCGGCGATTGATCTCCTGCTCCCAGTTCACAACCCAGGGCATCATGGTGTGGCGCACGAACTGGATGGCCTGTTCGCTGATATTGGAGAAGGTGGCCTTGTCGAGGTCGTTGATCATGTGCGCCGGCACGTTGAAGATGCCGGCAACCTCGGAGCGGTTCAGCTTCCGGGTTTCCAGAAACTGGGCATCCTCGGGCGGAATGGTGATCGACTTGTAGTCGAGATCCGCCGGCAGCATCAGCGTCTTGTTCTCGCTGGCCTTCAGTTTCGAGACCGCGTTGTTCCAGGCGGTTTTCAGGCGCTCCCAGCTGTCCTTCTGCAGCGAGTTCTTAACAGTGACCAGGCCCGTAGGGCGTCCACCACCGGTGAAGAAGTCCTTGCCGTAGCGCTGCGCCGCCAGCCCCAGACCAATGGTTTCAGCGTGTTGCCGGACCAGGCTTTTACCGGTCCGGCCATCGGATCCCAGGGCCCTGACGTGGATCATGTCCTCGAGGGCGACGGCGCGGCTGCCTTCGTCTTCCTCGGTAACGGCGTAGAGCCAGCGGTTCCCGTTCTTGACCAGCTGGGTTTCCCAGGGTCGTCGGGTGACGAGTTCGCGAAGTTCTCCGCTCGGGCTGCGCACGGTCTGGGTGTAGCCGTTGCCCCAGCCGAGGACGTGGCTCTGTTTGGTTTCCCGCCACTTGTAGCTGGTCTGCCACTCGTTGGGTTCATCGTGAAGCAACCAGTAGGCCGGGTGATCCTTGGCCGCCTCGATGTTGTCACCCCGTTTCCGCATGACGTGAAGCGGCAGCTGGCCGATGGAAGAGGACAGAACATAGATGCAGGAGTAGACCGCCGATAGGGTCAGGGCGGACTGGTTGTCCACCTGGATACCGATGTTGGTATCGAAGTACTCCGCCAGGTTCTGGCCAGTCAGCGGTGTATTCGGATCCTCAAGTGACCGGGATTCCGGGGCGAACAGGGACTCAAGCATTATTTCTTACCTCCGCCAGCGTTGCGCTTGGAGGCGCGAGCAGCCGCCAGGGCCATCACCAGCATCAGTCCGCCAGCAGCGATAAGGGCATCAGCCAGGCCGAATCTGAGATACAGGCCATAGGTCATCGCCCCGAAACCGGCAAGGCCCAGGGTGTCGATCAGATAAATGCGCATTTACATCACCAGGATGTCGTCGTCAGAAAGGGTATCCAGTACGCTTTCGCCTACTTGGGCGTTCGCCAGTGCGCGGGCTATGGCCATGATGAGAGCCACCGCGCCGTCGATCTTGTTGTGATCGCCTTGCTTGATGGGACGGACCACGTCGTCATTGCCAGGCAGGTATTTGCCAACCACGTTGCCGACACACCAGGTCATGATCGGATTGCCGTCATGGTGGAACCGGCCGGAGACGATCGCGGCCTCTAGCTCCTTCATGCCGTCCGACATGTTGGTGTAGTTCTGAACCATCGTGATCGGGTTCAGGCCTTCGTCGTCCAGCTGATGCGATAGGTTCGCGGCGCCGTGCGGGTCAATGGGCGACTCCTGCGCCGGCGTTTCCAGATTGGCTTCCTTGGCACATTCCAGGATTTCCCGGTAGTCCACTTCGCTGCCGTCTGTGGCGTCCAGGTGCTTGGACTCAATCCAGCCCTGGTACCGCTCGCCGAGCCGGCGGTCTTCATTGTCGAACGCGGTGTCTTCCGGTACCCAGAACTTCGGCCCGACGCAGTAGTAGTGAGTCTTGCCATCTATCTGGCGGCTGAACACCCGGGCCATGCTGTTCATGTCCAGCTTGCGGGCCAGGTCGAATGCCAGAATGCAGTCCTCACCTCGGAACTGGTCGATCGTCAGCGACGGGTCTTCGCACTTCTTCCAGTCCTCCATGTTGAAGTACCCCTCTTTCGAGGAGACCCAGACATTGAGGTGCTTGGTTTTGTACTTGTTCGCCAACCGGGCCCGGGCAACTGCCTTGTCCCTTTGGCTCTTTAGGTAGTCGAGCTTTACCGAAACCCCGGCGTTTGGATTGGCCTTGAGAATGGCCTCGTCGGTTGTCCAATCGTCTTTCGGGTCGATCGTGTAGATGATGGCGAACAGCTCATCATCCTGGCTGGTGCCTTCCAGCATCTCTATGGCGCGTTCCCGCATCTCATAGCAGGGCCCGGCGATATCGAAACCGGCGGTGGTTATCACCCACAGCAACGGCTGCGATCGGGCGCCCATGCCAGTGATCATCGTGTCGTAAAGGCGCGAGTCAGGATGTTCGTGATACTCGTCGATGAT